TATCAAATTAAGAATGCTATCGAATTCATGCGGTTTAGTTCAGGATTAGGATGAACCAAGAAGAACCAGTTTACGATTATATTATGAACGTTACAATAGATGACGTTCGTCTTTTACATTACTGTGTACAAGAATCTATCAGAGTTTGGCCAGGATCTCCTGCTAGACCATATGAAGAACAGGAACATATGTGGGATATGAGAGACCAGTTTCAAAGAATGCTACTAGATTATCAGTTTACAAACAGTTAATAAATATCTCTAGGTGAGATTTTATTATGGCTGACCTGATTATTGAAAAGGTTAACGAAGTATATTTAAAAATTCAAACTGAACCACATGTAGAGTATGAACTACGTGATAGGTTCACTTTTGAAGTACCAAATATGAAGTTCATGCCTCAATATCGGAGGAGGAATTGGAATGGAGAAATCCACCTGTTTGATATTAGAACAAAAAGAATTTATGTCGGATTACTTGATAAAATAATTGCATTTTGCGAGAAAGCAGGTTATTCATATAAATTTGAACCTAATAAATTTTACGGATTGCCATTTGAAGTCAATGAGATGGTAAGCCCTGAAGGGGTTAAAGACTTCATGGCATCCATCACAGCATTAAAACCCAGAGATTATCAGATAGATGCTGTATCTGATGCTTTAAGATACAACAGAAAACTTCTTATATCTCCCACAGCATCGGGCAAGTCATTTATGATTTACTCCATTGTAAGGTTCTTTGTGAATGCTGGTAAGAAAATTCTTCTAGTAGTGCCTACGACATCTCTGGTAGAGCAGATGTATAAGGACTTCCAAGATTATGGATGGGATGCTGAAAATCACTGTCACAGAATCTATGCCGGTCGTGAAAGGGTTAATACTAATGAGGTAACTATTACTACTTGGCAATCTGTCTATCAATTGGATAGAACGTTTTTTGAGGAGTATGATGTAGTAATTGGTGACGAGGCGCACCTTTTTAAGAGTAAGTCTCTTATTGGTATTATGGATAAGTTACATCATGCAAAGTATAGATATGGGTTCACTGGCACTTTAGACGGCACACAGACGCATAAGTGGGTGTTAGAAGGACTCTTTGGTCCATCATATAAAGTTACAGGAACCAAGAAACTTATTGATGAAGGGCACCTTGCTGATCTTGATATCCAGTGCCTAGTGTTAAAGTACAGACCAAAGAAGTTTGATACTTATGAAGATGAGATTCAGTTCCTGATTAATCATGAAAGAAGAAATAATTTTATCAAGAATCTAGCGATAGATTTAAACGGCAACTCTCTGATACTGTTCAGTCGTGTAGAGGCGCATGGCAAGGTCCTTTATGAATTGATAAATAAAAATGTTAGTGAAGGAAGAAGGGTGTTTTTCGTTCACGGTGGTGTTGATGCTGAAGATCGTGAATTAGTCAGGGAAATCACGGAATCACAAAAAGACGCAATCATTGTCGCATCATATGGCACCTTCTCAACCGGAATCAACATTAAGAACCTGCACAATGTAATTTTTGCCTCTCCATCCAAGTCTCGTATTCGGAACTTACAGAGCATTGGTAGAGTCCTTCGCAAAGGCAAAGATAAGGTAAGCGCCAAACTATATGATATCGCTGATGATCTGACCACAGGGTCAAGAAAAAATTATACTCTTAACCACTTTATTGAAAGAGTTAAGATTTACGTTCAAGAAGAATTCAATTATGACATTATATCAATTGACATAAAAGACTAGAAAAGGAGAATAGCCTATGATTGAAGATGATTTTTACGCAACTATAAAACTTAAATGTGGTGATGAGATCTTCTGTAAGGTAGCAGCATCAGAAGAAGATAACAGGACAATGTTATTAATATCAAATCCAATTGTAGTATCAGAGATTAGAGTTAGAGGAACCGTACAAGGATATAACTTTGAACCTTGGTTAAAGACAACTAAAGAAGATATGTTTATTATGAATTTAGAAGATGTCCTGACAATGAGTGAATCCGAAGATATTGAAATGATTTTATATTATCAAGATTACGTTCGTAAACAAAGCAAAGGGAACTTTGCTAAATTAGATAGAAAGATGGGATACTTAGCTTCTGTCCATGAAGCTAAAGAAGTTCTAGAGAAACTCTATAATAATAGCTAGAACTTATTCTTCAAAGGCGACAAACCTAGTCTATATCGTATTGAGTATCTTGTCAAGTGCCTTCTAATCTGTTATAATAAGTGAAACGGATCTGAACATATTATGGCTGTTAACAATGCTTATGGGGTTATGCCGAGACCAAAGAAATCAGAACATTACGTCAATAACAAAGATTTTCTCAATGCTTTGGAATTGTATTTCGCTCAAGTAGCAAGAGCCAAGTTGAATGATCAACCCAAACCACCCATCCCTAGGTACATTGGGGAGTGCTTTCTTAAGATTGCGAATCATCTATCATACAAACCAAACTTTGTCAACTACATGTTTAAAGATGACATGATTTGTGACGGCATTGAAAATTGCGTTAGATACGTTCATAACTTTAATCCAGAAAAATCAAAGAACCCATTCGCATACTTTACTCAAATCATCTATTATGCCTTCTTGAGAAGAATTCAACAAGAGAAGAAGCAGTTGGAAATCAAGAATAAGATTCTTGAGAAGACAGATTTTGATGAGGTGTTTGACGCCAATGAGATTGACAGCCAGAATTATTCGGACTATAATTCTATCAAGGATGCTGTCCATTCCAAACTTCGTAACTGATGCTCGTAGCGATTATCACTGACACTCATTATGGTGCTCGTAAAGGGTCTAAACTCTTTCACGATTACTTTGAGAAATTTTATAAAGATGTATTCTTTCCTACTCTAGACAAGATGGGCATCACTCATGTAATTCATATGGGTGATGCTTTTGATAGTAGAAAGGGTATTGAATTTAAGTCCTTGGATTGGGCAAAACGTGTTGTGTTTGAACCTCTTAAAAAGAGAGGTATCACGATGGATCTTATGGTCGGCAATCATGATGCCTACTACAAGAATACTAATGAGATCAATGCTATTGAACTTCTTCTAAAAGAATATGATAACGTTACTACCTATGTTAAATCGGCAGAGGTTACTGTTGGTGGATTGAATATACTTTACATACCTTGGATTTGTGAGCAAAATGAAGAGAGCACTATTAAATCTATTAAAACTTCAACTAGCAAGTGTGCGATGGGGCACCTTGAGTTGCAGGGATTTAGAGCTCATAGAGGATGCATCATGGAGCATGGTATGGAAAGCGAACTATATCAGAAGTTCGACAAAGTATTTTCGGGTCATTACCATACAAGATCAGATAACGGAACAGTCTTCTACCTAGGTAATCCTTATGAGATGTTCTGGAACGATGTAAATGATGTTCGTGGATTTCACCTCTTTGACACAGAGACGATGGAACATACTCCTATCAATAATCCATATACTTTATTCAAGATAATCTATTACGAAGATACTGATTATCAACTGTTTGACACTAGAGAATACGAAGGTAAGATTGTCAAAGTCATTGTTCGTAAAAAGACTGATAGTGTACAGTTTGAGAAGTTTATTGATAAGTTATACTCTTCAAATGTTGCTGATTTAAAAATTGTTGAGAATTTTGTTCTTAATGATGAGTCTGTCGATATTGATGGATTAGAGACGGAAGACACTCTTTCTATACTTGATAGATACATTGAAGAAGCAGATATTAGTCTAGATAAATCTAAGATTAAGAACTTCATGAGATCAACCTATCAAGAAGCGTGTGAATTAATTTTCTGATGTTTATACTTACTGTCGCTGGTAAAGAAAAAGATGGAGCATATTCAGTAGTTGATGATGATGGGGAGCAAGTCCTCTACATCTTTGATCAAGAGGATGATGCCATGCGATATGCGATGCACCTAGAAGATCTTGACTATCCAGAGATGCATGTGCTAGAAGTAGAAGATGAGGTGATGATCAAGACGTGTGAAATGCATGATCATCGCTATACTGTGATTACTAAAAATGACATTGTGATTCCCCCTGATAACGCGAATGATTACCTTTAAGACTATCTCCTGGCGCAACTTTCTTTCTACGGGACAGCATCCCACTACGGTACAACTTGATAAGAATGCTACATCTTTAATCATTGGATCAAATGGTGCTGGTAAGTCAACCATTTTGGACGCTCTTACCTTTTCATTGTATGGTAAATCTTTTCGTAAGATTAATAAAGGTCAATTGGTAAACAGTGTCAATGAAAAGAACTGCCATGTTGAGATTGAGTTTGATATTGCTGACATCACATGGAAAGTAGAACGTGGGATTAAACCAAATATTTTTAAGATATATCGTAATGATGAAGAATTAAATCAGAATGCTTCTGCGATTGACCAGCAAAAGTGGTTAGAGCAAAATGTCTTGAAGATGAATTACAAGTCTTTTACCCAGATTGTTATTCTAGGTAGTAGCACTTTTGTTCCTTTCATGCAACTTCCTGTATCAAGTCGCAGAGAAGTTGTGGAGGACCTGTTGGATATTAAAATCTTCTCTTCAATGAATGATATTGTTAAAGGAAAGATTAGACTTCTTAAAGATGAAATCAAAACTCTTGATCTTAAGAAAGAATCCTTGAAGGATAAGGTTGATATGCAGAGAGGATTTATCAGTAAGATTGAGAGTCAAACTAAAAATGATATTGATAAGAAAAAACAACTGATTACTTCTTACGAAGAAAATATTCATAACCGTTATCAGAATGGATTTGATCTTGAGAATCAGATGCAGGACCTGCAGAATGAAATGGAGAAATATTCTAATGCTACTAAACGTTTAAGAGATTTTGGTGGCATTAAGGGCAAACTGTCACAACGTATTGGTAAACTTGTAGGGGATCATAAATTCTTTTCTGACAATTCGGTATGCCCTACATGCGGTCAAGATATAGAAGAATCGTTCCGTGTAAATAGGATTAAGGATTCCCAAGATAAAGCAGAAGAGTTGCGTAAGGGGTTTGAAGAACTTCAACAAGCAATTAAAGATGAGGAGTTGAGGGAATCCAATTTTTCAAAACTATCCCAAGAGGTAAGTTCGTCTCTTAATGGCATTTCTACTAACAATACTGAAATCACTGGACTCCAAAGACAAATCAGTCGATTGGAATCAGAAATTCAAACTATTACCACAGAAATCAAAAATCAAAGTATTGAGCATGAGAAGTTAGCAGAACTAAACGAATCTCTTCAGGAAACATACGATAATCTTGCTGAAAGAAAAGACAAGGTATCATATCAAGACTTCATCTATAATCTTCTCAAGGATGGTGGAGTTAAGGCAAAGATTATCAATAAGTATCTCCCACTCATTAATCAGCAGGTCAATCGTTATCTGCAGATGATGGATTTCTATATCAATTTTAAGTTGGATGAGGAG